AATGCCCAACTATGCAAAGATTGTGCAAAGCCTTTGTACGAAGCACAAAGAAAAACTATGGAAATAATTATTGCTAACAGGGGGCAAGCATGAAGTTTAGAAAAAAACCCGTGGTGATAGAGGCAAAACAATGGTTTAAAGACGGCGACCATGATTGTGTCAAAAAATTTTTTAATCACGACCCAGAAAAACATGGATGGGGTTGGATTGAAACGCTTGAAGGTGGGCATATAGTCACACCTGGCGACTGGATTATCACTGGCGTAAAGGGTGAACATTATCCATGCAAGCCTGACATTTTTGAGGCAACCTACGAGCCAGTTGAAGTTGTCTTTGAATATAAAAGCTATCCATGAGGACAAGAATGACTTATAAAAATACAGGCGTGATGTGCATGGTTACAGTTGCTGATGTATATCATAATGCCATAGAAATTATTAAGAGAGCATTTATAGAACATCAAAAGGACAAAAATGATTAAGACAAAATGGAATGTAGAAGCTGTAAAGGCATATGAGACTGGGCAAGGCGTTGAGTTAGTAAATGAACCCTATCCACATTATGTACCTTCGACTACAGAATCAGAAAAGCAAGAGCATGGTGAGCCTGTGGGATGGATAGACAGTAAAGGAAACATGATTTGCACAAAAATAAATGAATCTTGTAAACCTCTCTACACCACACCACAAACTAAAGAATGGGTAGGCTTGACTGAGGAAGATTTAAACCCAATTTGTGATGAATGGCGAATCATTTATGGAGCGTGGACACATGACTTTGCAAAAGAAATAGAAGCTAAGTTAAAGGAGAAGAACACATGACACCAAAATTTACATTACTGCTCGAAAAGTGCGTACTTGATGGGGTGATACTTGGTCATAAAAGAGCATACAAGCATAACACCATCCCTAGTGAATCTGATATCAACGAGTCAATTTTTAATGAGGTGATCAACGAGCTACACGAGTGGTTTGACTTTGAAGTCAAGTCAAACAAGGAAGCGCATGATTGAAGAAGAAATGCACAAATGCACGGCTTGTTCGTGTGAATATACAGACGCCGAGGGTGGGATACAAGGTAATTTTGGAATTTTACCTATGTCATTTTGCCCAACTTGTTTAAGTTGTATGTTGGATATGGCGGATCAATTGAATCCACGAGAATGGGTAGGGTTGACTGATGATGAAATGAAAGCAATAGCGGAGTGGCAGTTAAGTGCTCATAGACCTTTGATTGACGTTATAAAAGCAGTAGAACAGGCATTGAAGGAGAAAAATAATGAATGAATTAGATGTAATTGGTGGAATATTTGAGACTGAAACTGGAGCAAAAGGTTTTCAAAACTTGCTCAATGAGCCTACGGTTATAGTAAAATTACATATGCCAGATGCTCAACAGCCCGTTATGTACTTTGTTGCTAACAAAAGATTTTCTGATGATTTGGCCGAAATGTTAAATTTTAACTGAAAGTTAACAATGGTTACAAAGAAACAATTGGCGCCAAAAAAGTTAATGGACGAGCCGACAAAGCCAGAGGCTACGTTTGTGGAGGTTAGCGATTATTTGGACTATGTAAGCTCAAGGCTCAAGTATCTGGACGCCAAAGTAATTGCCCTAAAAACCGAAAACACACAGCTAAAGTCCACTATAAAGCAGATGGAAAGACGTTTAATGGCAGGATAGAATATAATAAAGATTATCAAAGGTTCGACATTGGAATAATATGGATAACGTAACCGCCCCACAAAAGAAGAAGATTGGCCGCCCATCAAAATACACGCCTCAACTAGCAGATGAGATCTGTCAAAGGCTAAGTAATGGGGAGCCACTAAGACAAATATGTAGAGATGATCATATGCCTGCCTGGCAGAAGATCTATGAGTGGATGCATAAAGACCCTAATTTATCGGGAGCCATCGCACACGCACGTGATCAAGGAGGGGATGCCATAGCTGAGGACATCCTCAATGAGATTAGCCAAGAACCCGAAAGAATACTTACCGAGGGTGGAGGAAGGGTTGACCCAGGGTATGTCCAACTGGTCAAGATGAGGGCTGAGATCAAGCTAAAGCTCCTAGCTAAGTGGAACCCCAAGAAGTACGGCGACAGGACGATAATCGCCGGCGATAGGGAAAACCCCATGCAGTCTGAAATTATTGTGACCGCCAAGGACGCAATGAACACTGTTGTTGAACACCTTATGCTTAAGAAACAAAGTGCAAACGCAGGAGATTGACGAGGTTATTGAGATACTTACCTCTCCAGAGGTCAAGGCTCACTTTGCTGTATTACCGCCAGAGGATCAACTTGCCTACGCATCGAGGATCAAATGGCTATCAATAGCCCATGCTCACCAAGTGCCTGAGAGTTGGGACTGGTCAATTGCTTTAGTGCTCGGGGGACGGGGGGCGGGGAAGACCAGACTGGCGGCGGAGTGGCTTTGGTGGCAAGCATGGAGCAAGCCCAAGACTAGATGGTTGGTTGGCGCTCCAACGCACTCAGACCTAAAAGACGTCTGCTTCATGGGTGACTCTGGCTTGGTTAATGTCATACCCCAGATTCTCATTAAAAAGCACCTCAAGGACGATAATGAGATAACCCTGATCAACGGCTCTATTATTAAAGGCATCCCCGCCTCGGAGCCTGAGCGGTTCCGCGGCCCACAGTTTCATGGTGGATGGCTCGATGAGTTGGCTGCTTGGGATTACCTCCAAGAAGCTTGGGATCTGCTGAGCTTTTCGATCCGACTAGGCAACAAAACACAACTTATGTGTACGACAACGCCTAAGCCTAAAGATTTAATAGTCGAGTTGGTGGGTCGAAATGGACAGGATGTATCTCTGACCACTGCATCCACCTACGCCAACATTGATAACCTATCGGCTAACTTTAAGAAACAAATCGAGCAGTATGACCCTGATTCTGCACTTTACAGACAGGAAGTGTTGGCTGAGATATTAGATCCTGAATTAACAGGTATTGTTAAGCGTAAGTGGTTCAAGCTCTGGCCTGCGTTTAATTCTCAGGGCGATGTTATGCCTTTACCTAAGCTAGAGTTTATCTGCATGAGTTTGGACTGTGCTTATACAGACAAGTCACAAAACGATCCTACTGCTTGCTTGGTATTTGGTGTGTTTAAGCCATTAGACGCTCCAATGAGTGTGCTTATATTAGATGCGTGGCAAGATCGCTTACAGTATCCAGACCTCAAGCCAAGGGTTATGGATGAGTTCGAGGTGGTGTATGGTGAAGGCAAAGACAAAAAGCGCATAGAAATGATTCTGGTAGAGGATAAGAGCGCGGGTATCAGTCTTATACAAGACTTACAACGTGCTCAACTTCCTGTCGAAAGCTATAACCCTGGTAAAGCAGATAAGGTTCAGAGGCTTTCAATTGTGGCCAATATCATACGGGCAGGAAGAGTCTGGGTGCCTGAGTCTAGTGTTAACAAGGGATACGTCAGAGACTGGGCAGAAGGCGCCATAAGCCAGATTTGTGCTTTTCCTGATGCAACACATGATGATTACGTTGATGCGCTCACACAGGCTCTTAGGTGGTTGAGGGATGCAGGGTTCTTAAACATAGATCCTCCGCCTAGAGACGACTATGACCCAGAAGATTTAATTGATGCCAATCCAGTTCAAAGGGGTAATCCATATGCTCAATGATCTGATGTATGATCATGAAGGGGCGAAATATTGGGTTAGCGCCAGTACTTTTATTGATATATCGTCATTATTTGAAAATGGAAAACACTGCTTTATGTGGTTCGCCCCACCTTTGGTTGATTAAGTATGTGTAGCAAGGGTACACTCATGTGTAATATTGCGAGGTGCTATGCCCAATCCTAAAGCAAACAAACCCCTGACACTTGAACAAATCAAAGCAGATGCAATTGGCATGGGCATACCTGCCAGAGCATTGCTCGACATGATCTACTCTGGTGGACGCAGTGCTGTTGCAACTACAGCAGGATTGCCTGTTGACATGGCTAACACAGCCATTGGTTTGCATAACATGGCACGTGACGTCCGTCGCAGGAAGTTTGAAGGGTATGAGCCAGGCACTATTCCTGGAGGCTCTGAGGACATCAAGGGCTTGATACCTGACTTAGCCAAAGATCCCAACTCTAACCTCAACAAGATGGCTGACTTCGGTGGTAGCTTTGCTGTTATCCCTGGAGCGGGTGAGGCGGCGGTAAAAGGCGCCAAGATGGTTGGGCAAGAGATTGCAGACAGGGTTGCTACAGGCCAGAAGTTAATGCCTGGTTCATTTGCTGAGCCACAGATGGCTATGTTCGCTGTCAAGCCCAAGGGTGGTAGTTGGTTGAATCATAGCCCTGAAGGATTTTTAAAAGGATTGAAGTCCGAAAACAGATTAATTAGTCCATCGCTTTTTGAAGGATTTGAGCAGTCGGCAAAAGACCCAACTGATCCATTGCAAGAAAGATCGATTCGTCGTTTGCGTGAGCACAATAATGAGATTGCCGTTAACAAATGGATTGACAAAAATCTAACCAATTACGTTAAAAATGAAATGGGTACTGAGCACGACCCAATACGTAAGTTGGCTGACCAAGGAATAATACACGCTCCAATTGATGATAGCCATATTTCTGGGCCACTTATTTATAACAAAAGAAGAGAAGCAAATTTACCAGAGAAAGGATTTGCTACTACAGAACTTGGTAAGAAATGGGAAAAATTAACTGATAAATCAATTAATAATGTCCCGGTTAAAGAATATTTAAATGAGAATAGATATCAAGTAAGAGGTGGTTCTTTGCCTGCTCAATCGTTTAAGAATGAGGAAGAGGCAAATCATTACATGAACCAAGTTAAAGAAGTGGCAGGTGATAAACCGTTTGGTGGTGAAGGTTTAACATTTAATAAAATACTAGAAAAAGATCCTTTTGTTAAAACTGAAATTGGTCCTGTTCATGAAAATCCTTGGTTACTTAAAAAGAATCCAGAAGATACAGTACATCATGCTTTTGATTTGGAAACTTTAGGATTTGATCATTTAATGGATGTACTTAAAGAGGATTTGGCAAACGGTCGAATACAACCAGAAGATCTAAAGAACTACAGCATTGATAGAGCGGTTCGTAGAGCGCATGAGTACAACGAGGATATGGCTAAGAAGATGGCTGAGACTGCCATTAAGCAGACTGAAAGTATGCCCGTAGTCAAAGAATACCCATCTGGTCACAAATGGATTGAGTTGGCACCTGAAAAAATGCCAGAGGGATATAAGTTACCCGAAGGTTACACGGTGACAAAAGATGATAGGGCGGATTTTCAAAACACGCCTTGGTTCGTTAAAGGGCCACATGGCGACATTATCTCTGGCGATAAAGGATTGTTTTACGCAACTCCTGAAGAGGCATTAAAAAATGCCACAGAAAAAACACACAGTGAAAATGCATATCAAAAACTATCTGATGCCCTACAGTATGAAGGCGACACAATGGGTCACTGTGTTGGTGGCTATTGTCCTGACGTATTAGAAGGACGTTCACGCATATTTAGCTTGAGGGATGCTAAGGGTGAGCCTCATGTAACAATTGAAACTAAGCCAAATCCATATCCAGTTAGTGGTGAAGCGTTTGCCATGTTACCACAGAGTACAAAAGCACAATACGGTCAATATGTTCGTGAATGGAGACAACGCAATCCTGACATTCAAAATTTGACAGATGAGCATACGATTCAAGCGTTAAAAGAAGCGGGTGTTCCACCACAGCCAGACGACATTGTTCAGATTAAAGGTAAAGGCAACAAAAAGCCTGTAGATAAGTACATTCCAATGGTACAGAACTTCCAACGTACTACTGGCTTTCCTATTAAGGGAGATATACAGAACTCTGGATTTGTTGATACTCATCCTGAGTTAAAAAAATTGGGAGAAAGTATTGGTTTAAAAGTACCAGATTATTTAACTAAAGACGAAGAAAATGTTTTACACCAACAAGTTGCTCCTCATATTGAGTCAATGGTTAAAAACGCAAACGATTTTTTAGATACTCATCCTGCATTTGAACCTCATCGTCAAGCAACTAGAGAATTTAATGATGCTCTTAGCAAAGAGTTTTCAACTAATGAGCCAGTTTATACTCAACAAGAGATGAATGAGCTTGAGCGTAGATCGTTGCAATCAATTCATCCAGAATTTCCTTACCATTTTAATGAAATAAAAAAAGTATTAAATAATCCAGAAGAACATGGTGAAGGTGATCCATTAAAGACTCAACTATATAATCTTGGAAAAATTGATGAGCTTCGTAACAAAGTAGGAGATGTTCCTACTGTACAGCCAACAGTAACTCCTAATAATCCACAGGGTTTAGCTAAAGGTGGAAGGGTCAAGCGTAAGGTTCATGTTGCTAATGACTTGGATATGATGCGCCATGAGATCCAGATGAAGGATAGCCCCAAAGGATTTGCAGGCGGTGGGATTGTGGACAAGATGATTGGCAAAGGAGTATCAAAACTATTCTCTGCTGTGGATAAGACCGCGGCTGAGTTGCCAAGGAGTAAGGGTACGGGCAAAGAGTTTATCATTGAGCTTAGCAAGAAGCCCGGCGTAAAGAAGGCTGAACTGGCAGACAGAAACTTGCACGAGATCAACGATCTGCCTAAGATGACTAAGGATGAGTTCCAAGCTGAACTTGCTAAACGTCCTGTGCCAAAAGTATATAAAAAAATATTGAGTAATGACGCAGAACCTTTACAGATTATTAAACACAATCCTGATAGCATACTAGACGACAAACACTGGGTTGTCGATAGCAATGGTGAACCAGTCACAGCCCATCCATTCCCATCGAGAGAGGATGCTGAATCTCATATTGAAAATCATGAGATAGATGAGAATCAGACACACCATGAGGGTTTTAAGCTTCCTGGTGGTAATAATTATCAGGAGCATTTGTACAAGTATGAGCCAGAAGGACAACCACCTTTTGTGGCAAATGAACATCATTTCGGTGCTGAGCCTAATGTATTAGCTAGTGCTCGAACAGTTGACCGTAGAACACCTGATGGCAAGAAAATCTTACATGTTGAGGAGATTCAATCTGATTGGCATCAGGATGGACGTAAGTATGGTTATAAGGACTCAAATCCAGAAGCAAAAATAGAGCAATTAAAAGAACTAAAACAAACATTTGATGATCTTAACAAGCGCAGAAGAATTTTGCATGAGCAAGCTTTAAGAGAGCCAGAGGCAGGACTAAAATTTGAAAGTTTGATGGAAGAAGCAAATGGAATAACGCCTAAATTGCTTGAATTAAATAGTCAGATGTATGATCTTGATCATTTGACAAGACAAAATATAAATGCAGTACCAGACGCTCCATTCAAAAATAATTGGGAGCACATGGTCAGCAAGGACTTAGTCAAACACGCCATTGACAATGGGTATGACGCAATAGCATTGACCCCCGGGAAAGAGCAGGCAGATAGATATAGCTTGGCTAAGCAAATAAACAAGCTTATTTATGTTGACACTGCTTCTGGAACTGGTAAGTTTGGTGAGCATTTACATGGAGAGCCAACAGCGGGGAAGCTACAAGCTTTTGATCATCGTGGAAATAAAGTAATTGATGAAGATATTAATCCACATGAATTACCTGATTACATTGGGAAGGAAGCCGCTAGTAAACTGCTTGAATCCAAGCCTTTTGATGTAAGTGAAAATAGTGGATTTGATGGCAATCGTTGGAGAGAGTTAGCAAATCAAGATTTGAATATTGGTGGCGAGGGCATGAAAGCCGCATACGACAAGCGCATCCCCAACACCTTCAACGACATTGGTAAGCCATACGGCGCTGAGATGAAGCTTAATGAGTTACCAGTATTAAATAGTGGTAAACATTACGCAAACAGAACAATCGAGGGCGATAGTTTTAATGTCATGGATGGTAATGACAACATAATTTCAAGCCATCCAACGCAACAAGAAGCAAACATAAAAGCTAGAGAACTAAACTCTACTCCTCTTCATTACATGGAATTCACACCAGAGATGAAACAAAACGTAGCCACAGAAAGTTTACCTGCCTATGCAGATGGTGGACAAGTAAAACACCCAGGCTTCATAAACCCATCTTTAAAGCTTGCTAACGGGTCTGTCACACTCAATCCTTTAGAGTTTATGCCAAACTATCAAAGGGGCGGTAAAGTCCACGTAACAGACGATTTGGACATGATGAGGCATGAGGTTCATATGGCAGGCGGTGGATCATTAACTAATAATGTTCTCAAGAAAGTTGGTCAATTTATAACCAAGGCCGAGAAAGTACCTGCTGTTCCTTTGAGCATACCAAGATCTACTCCAAAAACTTTAGAAGATATTGACAAAATTGCTACGCGAGTTGCCAAGCAGATGATTGGTGAGCACGTCAGGCCTGAGAACTCGACTAAGACGGTTAATCTTGCAGGAAGATCAATGAGGGAGAGCGAAAGGCTTAAGGGCCTTCCGTATCAGATACAACCAACTGGAACCGCTCAAAAGGCAGACGCATATACACCACAAATTGGCGATGTGAATGTAGCTATTCCTGGAGACCAAACTATTTCTGATTCAATCTTGCGTCATGCAGGAGATATAGAAGACATCAACTCTATACAGGAAGGTGGTTCAAAATATGGACTCGGCAAAATGTCGCTTGAGCATCCATTATTTTGGGCCTCTGGTGAAGATCCCGCTCAAATGGCGCAAGATAAGATTACAAGATTAGCGGGTTATTACGAACCAAGCCGTGTCATTGGTCAGCATTTGGGTATGGGTCCAGTAGCTAACAACTTTGCTATGCATTTAGCAGATGCAAACCTTCGTGCTACTGATTTGTCAAAGATGAAACCAGAACAGATGTATAGCTTTGATAACATCATTGCTAATGGCTATGTTAAGAAAAATGCTAAGACTGGTGAGTATGAGCACATTAATTTTCCGCATTGGCCTGGTATAGCTGATCCAGAAAGCGCATACAAAGCTATGCAAGAAGATCCAGAGTTACGTAAATGGTACAACAGTAGGATGAAAACTCCTGACATTACCAGTGCTCATGGATTGCCAAATGGATTGGATATTCAATGGGCCATTACAGAGCCTGCACTGCGTAACATGGAGGTTAATTTAACTGGATTGTCTGCGGGTAAGATGGTTCCGGGCGCTGAATTAACAGACACGGCTAATCACAATACTTATAACAAAGGCATTCAAGGATTAGCATTGCAGCCACAGACCCCTCCTGCACCATTTGAAATTACATTTCCAGATGCTACTCAACACGTTAGATCGACTAAGAATCCTACTGACTTTACTGGAACCATACAAAAAGTATTTCCTCACCAATTGGTTGATGACCAATATTTAAATGAAGTCGGACAATACAACGACTTAATTAAAAAATATACTGGTCAGAAAAAGGGTGGTAGGGTTAAAGCTAAAAAGGCAAATAAAAAAGCCAATGTTCAAATAACTGACAACATAGAAATAATGCGTCACGAATTAAGTACAAGAGGATAAACATGGCAACACAAATGCCCATTGAACAAGACTATGGCCGTAACATTGACGGCATGGAAATGACTGAGAACGAAGACGGCTCGGTTGAATTTGGTATGCCTCCAGAGGATATGGAACTTGAGGAACTGGCTGATGGTTCTGTTATTGTTCATGACCCAGACTTTAAAGGACCATCGGAGGACAAGAAGTTCTACGAAAACTTGGCCGAGGTATTTGATGTTAAAGGATTGGCGCTTGAGTATGCAGACCTTATTGAAAAAGATAAGGAAGCGCGAAAACTAAGAGACAAACAATATGAAGATGGTATTAGGCGTACTGGCATGGGCAATGATTCACCAGGCGGTGCGACGTTCTTTGGGGCTTCCAAGGTAGTTCATCCTGTGATGGCTGAGTCTTGCGTAGACTTTGCGGCCAGAGCCATTAAAGAAATGTTTCCACCTGATGGGCCAGTGAAGACAAAAATATTAGGTGATGTTGATAAAGCCAAAACCGAACGTGCGGAGCGTAAGGTAGAGTTTATGAATTGGCAGATCACTGAGCAGATTGAGGAGTTCCGCGACGAACAAGAGCAGTTATTGACCCAACTTCCTCTTGGTGGTTCCCAATACTTCAAGATGTGGTATGACGACGATAAAAAACGCCCTTGCGTAGAGTTCTTGCCAATTGATAGAGTTATTGTACCGTTCGCTGCGTCCAACTTCTACACTGCTCAACGGGCTACAGAAGTACACGAAATTACAGAGTGGGAAGTTAAAAAGCGCATCAAGTCTGGTATGTATCGTGATGTTAATTTAATACGTGCCACAATGGAGCCAGAGCTTACTGGTCCACAAAAAGCCAACAACAAGATTGAAGGCAAGCGCTATGAGGACAACGAAGATGGAGTTAGACGTTTTTATCATTCATATGTATGGTTAGAGTTTGAAGACGATAAATATACAGATGGGGATATGGCACCTTACATATTAATGATTGACGCACTAGACCACGAGGTTGTTGGTTTATACAGAAACTGGGAGGACGGCGATGAAACAAAAACCAAGCTTGACTGGGTGGTGGAATTTAAGTTCATTCCGTGGAGAGGAGCCTATGCAGTTGGCCTCCCTCATCTCATCGGTGGCCTTAGCGCCGCTCTTACTGGTGCTTTACGCGCTTTACTCGATACTGCACATATCAACAACTCTGCTACTATGCTTAAGCTTAAGGGTGCTAAGGTTAGTGGTCAATCTCAACAGGTCGAGGTTACGCAGGTTGCGGAGATTGAAGCAGGTCCAGGTATCAACGATATCAGGCAAATTGCTATGCCTATGCCTTTTAATCCTCCTAGCCCTGTTTTGTTTGAGTTGCTTGGATGGTTAGATAACGCGGCTAAGGGAGTTATAACCACTGCTGAGGAGAAGATAGCTGACGTCACAGCGCAAGCGCCTGTAGGTACCACACAAGCCCTTATTGAGCAAGGATCTGCCGTATTCTCAGCCATCCACGCTAGGTTGCATCAATCTCAAGCTAGGGTCCTAAAAATTCTTGGCAGACTTAACCGTTGGTATCTAGATGACCAAAGGAAAGGCGAGATTGTCAAAGATTTGGAAATATCCAAAGAAGACTTTGAGCGCAACACAGATATAGTGCCGGTTTCAGACCCACATATTTTCTCTGAAACGCAAAGGATGGCGCAATCTCAGGCTGTTATGGCATTGATGGACAAATACCCTGCACAGTTCAATCAAAAGGTTGTGATTGAGCGTTTTATGAAACAGATGAAAGTACCAGGACTCAATGAGTTAATGGTTGAAGAGGCCGAGCCTAAGAAACAAAACCCCGCGGATGAGAATGTGGCCATGTCACTGGGTCAAGCGGCTAACGCATACCCTGAGCAAGACCACTTGGCTCACATTCAAACGCACTTTGATTTTATGCAAAACCCATTATTAGGTGCCAATCCTATTATTGCTAATGGGTTGGTCATACCTATGATTGACCATTTAAAGCAACACATGACTATGTGGTATTTACAGCAGATGAATGGTTATGCAAATAAGGACGACAAGAAACAATCTATTCAATACCAAGATCCTAAATTTACGGCGCAGATTGACAAGATTTTTGCTTTGGCATCTCAGCACGTGGGAATGGATTTACAAAACAAGATCTTTGCCCAACTGATGCCTGATTTCCAACATTTGATAGAACTAAGGCAACAAGCACAACAACAGGCGCAACAACCTGATGCAGATGCACAGGCGCTTATTCAGACATCAATGGCCGAGACACAACGTAGAACTGAGCGTGATAAGCAAGAAATGGCGCTCAAGGGTCAGCAAATGCAAGCTACAACTCAGATTGCACAGGCCAAATTGGCAAATGAAAAACAAAATGTACAGAGTCAGAGGGAGTTGGACATAGCCATCAACTCTACTGACAATCTGACTAAAGAGCGAATAGCTTCGGCGCAACTGACAAGGGACGCCGCCAAGCTTCAGCAAGAGCAGTATGACACTGCAATTTCGCTTCAAAATGAAGCACAACGACACTTAGGAGGTGATTATGGCCAGTGAAAATGAGCAAAAGGGTATTGATGTGCCCCAACACAAGCGTATAGCGCAAGGCGAAAAGCTTGATGGGACAAGTTATACACCCAAGGGTGGATCTGAAGGCAAGAAAAGCCCATTAGAGCAAGCTAAAAAGAAGAAATGAGTAAGTTCATCGGAGATCTAATCAGCGAAATTAAGACAGAACAACTTGATATGGCAGTTTCATTGGCAAATGGTAACGCTATCAATTGGGAATCTTATCAACGTATGGTTGGGATGAACATGGGACTACAAAAAGTCTTGGATTTAATTGAACAAAAATTAGAAGAGGAAGAAAAATAATGAGTGATATTGACTTGGCATGGGCTTTTCCAGAGGTAGAACCTGGTGTAGAGCCTTTGGGAGCACGAGTATTGGTACAACTTAGAAGAACTAAGAAAAAAATGACTGCGTCTGGCATTATTTTGGCCGAGGAAACTCGAGAAACCGAAAAATGGGCAAACATGGTTGCAAAAGTATTGGCTATTGGCCCATTGGCCTACCGTAACCGTGACACGATGGCTTCTTGGCCTGAAGGTTCATGGGTAAAGGTGGGAGATTTTATTCGCGTTCCTAAATGGGGTGGGGATAGATGGGAGGTTCCAGTTCCTGGAGAAGACAAGAATGAGGATAAGGCGCTATTTATGGTGCTAAACGATCATGAAGTCATATCTAGGGTTAAAGGCGATCCGTTAGCAATGGCGGAATATGTGTAAAACGTGCAAGATTACCGTAAAGAGGGAAAAGCATGACTGAAGTAATAGAAAAACCAGAAGAAGAGATAAAAGTTAAAGAGGAAGTTGATGGTTCGGTGGTCTTTGACCTACCCGAAAGCATGGCACCCCAAGATGAGTCTATTGACGAAATCAAGGAGCCTAAACAAAAAGCATCCCACGACGATGATCACCCAGACGACACAGATGAAGTGCGTCAGGAAAAGATTAACCGCAGAAAAATGCGTCGCCAAAGGGCTAAACAAGACAACGCCGAGAAGGATGTCCAACTTCAGCAACTTAAGCGACAAAACGAAGAGTTAATGCAACGCCTATCTCAGGTTGAGCGTAAGACTCACGGCGCAGAAATAGCTCGGGTTGATAAGGCAATTGAAGACCAAGAACTTAGGCTTCAATACGCTCGTCTCAAGATAACAGAGGCAACAAGCTCCAGTGATGGGGAGGCAATGGCGAAGGCTCAAGATTTACTTTATGAGACACGCCAACAGTTGGATGCCTTGAAAAACTTGAAAAAGCAAGCCTCACAACAACCTGCACAAAAACAAAACATTCCAGACCCACGCTTACAGCGCAATGCCTCAGAGTGGATGGAGCGTAATAGTTGGTATCGACCAGACGCCCCAGACGAGGATAGCGAAATAGCTAAAGTCATTGATAAACGTCTTGTGGAAGAGGGTTGGGACCCAACTAGGCAAGAATATTGGGAAGAATTAGATAATCGCTTGCAAAGGCGTCTACCGCATAGATACAATACAGATACAGACGATGAACCTGTAGTTAGACAGCGACCAAGAAACGTGGTAGCAAGTAGCGGACGCGAATCATCTTCGGCAGGCGCAGGCCGAAATTCTTATACTCTTACTCCTGAACAGGTAAGAGCTATGAAGGATGCGGGATTCTGGGATGACCCAGTAAAACGCACAAAAATGATCAAGCGATACGCATCAGAAGCCCGTTTAACAAGGAGTAACTAATTATGGAATCACGTTTAAAAAAATCTTTAGATGCAGGCGGTAGACAGAATCGTGCTCAGCAAGATGAATCCCGTCAGGCACCAGAAGAAAAGTTCGTCTCAACGCAGGAACGTCGCAAGATGTGGAGTGATGAGTGGACACAAAGAGCATTGCCAGATGTCCCTAAGATCCCTGGTTGGCATTTGTGTTGGTTGTCTACAACTAATTCATATGACAGCATTGACAAAAGAATTCGTATTGGGTACGTACCAGTGAAAGCCGAAGAGGTACCAGGATATGAAAACAACAAAGTCAAAGCAGGTGAGTTTGTAGGCTATATAGCTTGTAATGAAATGTTGCTGTTTAAGCTACCAATGGATGTGTATCAAGATGCGATGACACATTTCCATCATGATGCTCCGCTAGAGGAGGCGAATAAAATTCGTCAACAGGCAGAGTCTTCAGTGGGAAGAGACAGTAACGGCAAGTCATTAGGCCGAATCGAAGGTGACGGTATTGGCAACATTGATGAACCGCTTTCCGCACCCGTATTTTCAGGGTAGGCAAGTTTAAAAAAGGAGTTTTCATGTCTAGTACATTGCAAGCTTTCGGTTTACGCCCTTCGTTCCATCCCTCCGGCTTGGATCGTGCTCAGGCGTTAGCAGGAGGCATCACTTCTGGTTATTCTTCAAATATTTTGAAGGGACAACCAGTACTTTACTCTTCTGGAGTAATCGTTCCCGTTACAACCACAGGCGCTTGGTCTGGGGCTTTTTCGGGTGTTTCATGGACTGATACCACAGGACGTTTCCGTGTAAGCAACTATTGGCCTGCCAATACAAGTTTTATCACTGGATCGTGCGTAGCTTATTTTTATAACGATCAAAACATTGTTTATGAAATTCAAGCTGACGGATCTATGGCTCAAACCACAGTCGGTCAAGGTTTTAACTTCACTAACTTAACTTCTGGCTCTACAACCACAGGATTGTCACAATGTACCCTTGGTGCATCGTCATATGTTGGTTCTAGCGCCGCGGGTCAAATGCGTGTTGTGGACCTCTCGCCCGCGCCAGGCAATGCTTGGGGCGATTCCTATACCATCGTACGTGTGGTTAACTCTGCTTCTCAGTTCTTCGGATCTGTGAATTCTTTATAAGGGGTAAATTATGGCCGCACCAATGCGAAGTACGGACTTTAGAAGTATCGTTGAGCCTATTCTTAACGAATGTTTTGATGGCGTATATGATCTTCGTGAAGACGAATGGTCACGTGTTTTCCGTGAACAAGAAGGTATTCCAAGGAATTACCATGAAGAGCCAGTCCTTTATGGATTTGGCGCCGCACCACAACTCCCTGATGGCACACCAGTGTCATACCAACAGGGTGGAGTGTTATTCCTACAGCGTTATGTTTATTTAGTGTATGGCCTTGCCTTTGCACTGACTAAGACACTCGTTGAGGACGGTGACCATATCCGTATTGGTCAAGTTTATGCAAGACACCTTGCACAATCTTTGATTGAGACGAAGGAAACCCTAGCCGCAAACATCCTCAACAACTCCTTTAACTCAGGATATGTTGGTGGTGATGGCGTATCTTTAATCAACACAGCGCATCCAATCACAATTGGTACGTTCTCTAATCAATTGTCTACCGCCGCCGTGCTGTCACAGACATCTTTAGAGCAAATGTTGATTCAGATTCGTAACGCTGTTGACAATAACCAGAAGAAAATTCGTTTGGTACCACGCCAGTTGGTTGTGGCTCCAGGCAATATTTTCCAAGCTGAAGTGTTGCTCAAATCTGTGTTACGCACGGGAACAGCTAATAACGACATCAACCCCGTCAAGTCTATTGGCTTGTTGGATGAGGGTGCCGCAGTTCTGTCACGTTTGACTTCAGCCACCGCATGGTGGGTGCAGACAGATGCGCCAGAAGGCATGAAGCTGTTAATGCGTCGTCGTTTAGAGAAGACTATGGAAGGTGACTTCGAGACTGACTCTATGCGTTACAAGGCTACAGAGCGTTATGTACTAGGATGGACAGATCCTAGAGCGTTGTTCGGTACACCTGGTATGTAAACCGAGTGGGGAAGGGAGTCAAATCTCTTCCCCTTTTTAAAATTCTTAACGGGTTCATGCCCAAAAGGAAATAAAATGCCCCAATTTTCAGATGACCTATTTTTAGGTTCTGCACAAGCTTACGTTGGTACAAACGTCAATAGTGCGTTAGGTGATCCATCCCCCATGTCTGTAGGTTTTGGACCTATGGGACGTGTTTATTTATACGATACAACTGCTGTTGCGGGTGCTGTTGCTGCTGTTTTGGCCGCAAAAACACCTACAGTAGCGACAACATACAGTGGTACACAGTTAGCAACTGCTTCGGCAACTAACGGCACAACTCAGGTCGTAAGAACTGATGGTACAACTGTATTGCAGTTTGACTACCCCCGTGCTGTTGCTTGTACAACTGCTTCTGGTAGCCCGACCAACTCAGTAATCACAATTACTGGTTATGATTACTACGGTAACTCTATGACTGAAATCATTCAGTCTGGTACTGTAGCTTCTACACAAACCAAGGGACGTAAAGCGTTTTTCCAGGTTTACTCTATTGCCTTCTCCGCTGCTACCGCAGTTGCAGTATCTATTGATACAACAAATATTCTTGGACTGCCTGCACGTATCAGTGATGAATCGTATATTCTAAGTAACAGATTCACAGGTTCTTTGTCTAACGACTCAGGAACTTTGACTTATGGTTACTACGCAAATACAACCAACTACAACACTCAATCAATTACCAACTTTACATCGGCTACTCCTGGCGTTGTAACTGTTGCTTATTCTCCGCCAAGTGGAACATTGATTCAATTGACTGGTGCTTTGGGTACTTTGACTGGTGTGTCGCTTAATACGACTTACTGGTGGACTAATTTGACTGGTACAACTGGCAAGTTGTCTACTACACAAGCTAACTTCCTAGCGGGTACTTACGTTGCAACAGGTGGTACAACAATTACTTCAGGTATAAGTCTTGTTCCTCAATTGACATCAACCTCTGTAACTCCCGATGTGCGTGGTACATACGCGCCTGGTGGTACTTTAAATGGTTCCGCTAAGTTGGTTCTAACTCTTGGTTTGACAGCCATCCAAGTTGGTCCTAATGCCACAACAACTGGTTTACTTGGTAATACCCAAGCTTAAAGGAGATAAATTATGGCCAAATCAAGCAAAGGTGCAGGAGGCTTTAGCCAAATGCCAAAAATGATAACTGATGAACCTTCAGTTATTTTAAAGCTCAAAAAAGGTGGTTCTGCTCATCATAAGTCTATGAAAGAGCACGAAGAGCATGGTCATAAATCCATGCACAAAGCAGTGGGTGGCATGATGAATATGCCTGCTCGTGGTGGAATGATGCCTTCTAAAAACCCTTTAATGGGTGCTTTAGCCGCTCGTCGCGCTGCAATGCAAGGCATGAACTCACCCATGATGAAAAAGGGTGGTAAGGCTCATAAAGCTCACGGTGGAGAGGTTGAGTCTAAAGCCAAGCAACATCGTGAAGACGCTAAGATGGCTAAGATGGAGAAAGAACTTAAGCATCATGAAAGCATGAAAGCGGGTAAAGCTCATCACGGCTTGAAAAAAGGTGGCTCAGCAATGGGCAAAGGGATCGACAAGTTTGAGACTAAAACTACTGACGAAAAAGCACCTGGTAAGTTCTTACAGACTGAAATGCATGATGGTGAGCACCATGACAAAGTTCATGGCACTGGCATGGTCAAAGAGGGCAATGCAGGCGGTTTCAAGCATGGTGGTAAGGCTCATAAGGTTTCTGGTCACCCAGAAGGATCTATGCAACACCACAAGGCTATGGCTAAGCATTACGCTGAGAAGTGCAAAGAAGGTGGATCTGCTCATCATCGCAAAATGATGGAGCACCACAAAGCTATGTGCAAGGGCGGTAAATACGCTATTGGTGGAACTGTTTCTGAAAATGTTGCCAAAAAGTATGAAAACACAATGATGGTTGATGGCGAGCATCACGACTCCGTACATGGTACTGGTGATGTTAAAGAGTCAAACGCAGGTGGATTCAAGCACGGTGGTAAGGCTCACATGAAGCATGGTGGTAAGCACCACTTTGCCAAAGGTGGAAGCGCCGCTCCTGACTTAAACCTAAAAGACACTGTTGAAGGTGGAAATTGGGAAAACCGTCCTGCTGACACAACTAAGCCTGGTGTGCGTATGCAGACTACTGGCGCTGTCAAGGAAGGTAATGCAGGTGGCTTTAAGCACGGAGGCAAGGCTTCAAAAAAGCACTTCGCCACGGGGGGCGCTGTTAATAAACAGGGTTCTGCTGTGGCTATGCCTCAAGGTAAAAAGCCTGCATCTCCACCAGTTGCGATAACTCGCTTGTCTGGCACCTTCAAAAAGGGTGGACAAGTAAAGCATCATGCGGATGGGGGAGCTATATCTGATTATGATCGAAGGATGATGGAATTTGCTCCTGGTCAAAATATGAGAGATGTATCTCCACAAGACGTTGCTGATGCTAAGCAAAGGGCTAGAGATTCCGCTTCTTACGCTGAAGCTTCAAGGATTACTCCAAGAAGTGCAGGCGCAGGAAGAGGTTTTGTAAATCCTGAAATGGTTAGAAAGCACGGCGGTAGAGCCAAGAAGTAAAAATCGGTGGGGGCTTCGGCTCCCACCACTCTAATAGGTGAAATATGTCTGAAATCTCAGTCTATACAGGTCCGTCATCCAATTCCGATAATCAATTAAGAATTCAGCAGGCACAGCGTTCTACTGCGTATGATCCAGTAGACAAGATGCGTGTTTCAACACCGCAGTCCTTGATTGATACTGACTTTGAATATGGTCAGCAAGGTACGAAGTGGGAACAAACCTCGATGCAAAACAACCGCGCATCGTTGTATTACTTAGGTAATGCCACATTACCAGTATCAGCTATTGCGGGTAATCAGTCCACAACAAATCAGTTGGTCATAACAATGACCTCCTCAAACGTGCCAAACGGCTCTCCAATCTTCATTGAAGATGCAATTGACCCTAACGCTAATGGTTGGGGTTGGGTGGCTTCTGGAGGCGGTTCTACAGCCACTTCTATTACTGTAAACATGGCTCAGGCAATTACAACAGCAACATGTTGGTCGGCTACTTCTACTTATGTTTACCTCGGTTATTTGTATAGCGGATATGGATTTAACTTAACTGGAACAACAGCATTCACTTTTACTGGATCAACAGTTAGTTGTACAACTACTTATCCACATGGATTGTCAGCGGGTTCTTTGATTTATATCACTGGAACAACTGGTCCAAGCACAGCAACGACGATAAATGGTCCTCAGATTGTGGTTACAACGCCTATAGCAACGACATTTACGTTCACCAATATTAACGGCACACCTTCTACGACAATCGCTAATACAGCGGGTGCAAGCAATCTGTATGCACGTCCTGCGGGATATGTGGATACTCACGCTTATGATGGATCTGTCAATTTTACGGTTGGCGCATCCATACCCAATCAGGTTTTACAACGTCAAACCCGTAGATATTTCCGTTACCAGTCTGGTAAAGGAATTCAATTTTCTACTGGAACAATTCTTAAGCCACAGCTTCAGCAACCAGTACTGACATCTTCCAGTGCAACAGTTACTGTTACGACTAAGTTTCCGCACAATTTAACTGTAAACACAGTTATTGTTGTGACTGGCGCTGATCAAAGTGCTTATAACGGTACTTTTGTTGTTAAAACAGTACCCACTGCATTAACTTTCACTTATACAACGCTGAATAACATTGTTCCTTCAGCAACGCCTGCGACTTCCACAGGTGGATTTATTCACGTAAGTCCATATTCCTGGTACGGCGCAAGCAATAAGATTGGATTCTTTGACCAACAAAATGGTCTTTTCTTCCAATACGACGGTCAAACACTGTATGCGGTTTATCGTAACTCAATCAACCAAATCGTAGGTACAGTATCTGTAACCAACGGTAGCGGCGCTGTAACTGGATCAAGCACTCAGTTTACAACTCAATTGGTTGTGGGTGATTACATTGTTATTCGTGGTCAATCTTACAGAGTTTTGAGCATTGCAAGCGATACAAGCATGTATATCAGCCCTGAGTACCGTGGAACTACGATTGCTAATGCAATTGTTTCACGCACTATTGACCAAAAAGTACCGCAGTCACAGTGGTATGACGTGTTGGATGGTTCTAATTCAGCCTCCAATCCTTCTGGATACAACCTTGACCTCACCAAAGTACAGATGTTCTACATTGACTACTCTTGGTACGGCGCGGGTGTGGCTCGATTTGGTATTCGCACCACTGGTGGAACGATTACTTATATCTACAATTTCCAAAACAACAACGTAAACTACACTGCTTACATGAGATCTGGTAACTTGCCATCTCATTATGAGCAAAATGGTGTATTGCCTATTACCAATATTACATCTAGCGTTGGAGTTAGTGATACAACTATTAACGTGATTAGCACCGCAGGATTTAACCCCGCAGGTAGTACAGCCAGATTTATTGGTAGCGGAACTTCTGGTGTGATTGAGTACTTCACATACACTGGAATTACAAGCGCGGCTAATTCTTCCACAGGTTATCCACAGTTGACTGGTTTAACTCGCGGTACTACTGGTGGTTCATCTGCTACAGCATTCACATACTCTGCAACTGCTCCCGTAGCTGTTGAGTATGCGGCTCCTGATGCGGCGGCGATGTTGTCTCACTGGGGTTCTTCAGTGGTGATGGATGGTGGATTCAACCAAGACGTATCCGCTATTTACAACTATGGTATGTTGACCGCTTTGACTAGCCCTAACAGCACAGCAAACGTGCCAATTATGGCTATTCGCTTGGCTCCATCCGTGGATAACGGCACAGTTGGATTGCTTGGTGTTAAAGAAGTTATCAACCGTCTACAGTTGCAGTTGAATGAGATTGCTGTTGTGACCAACACGACCTATCTAATTCAATTGGTGCTCAACGGTATACCTTCTGGAGCATTCTCTGGATCGTTTGTATCTCCCGTTCAAGGCGGTACAAATACCAGTTCACTCGTTCAGATTGCTGTTAATACAACCAATACCGTTACTATTTCAGGTGGTGAGTCAATTGCGGCTTTCTATACCAATAGCTCAGGTCAAACTGGTTATCCTTTGGCATCTATCTCTGCGATTGGTAACTCTGCCAACGGTGGCGGTACATCTAACAGTGTTCCAACATCTCAATCGGGTCAGTACCCAGATGGTCCAGACATTTTGTACATTGTTGCTACAACGCTCAATGCGGGTGCTTCTAACACCGTCGTAGCTCGTCTCAACTGGCAAGAGTCACAAGCATAATGCCAAGCAAATCACCTGCTCAACATAGGCTGATGGAAGCCGCCGCCCACACAAAAGGTGGGTATGGTGGTGTTCCTCAAAAAGTTGGTAAAGAATTTGTAAATTCTGACAAAATGAAAAAAGGTGGACTATATGAAAATATTCATGCAAAGCAAGAACGTATTGCTCACGGCTCTAAAGAACATATGCGTAAGCCTGGTAGCAAAGGTGCGCCAACTGCTGAAGCGTTCAGAGAGTCCGCCAAAACAGTAAAGAAAAAAGAAGGTGGAGTAAGTCTGGCGGTGGGTAGGGGAGAAAAATTATCTGTATCTAAGGGCGCAGGGCTTACGGAAAAAGGTAGGGCTAAGTACAATAGAGAGACTGGATCTCACTTAAAAGCTCCTCAACCTCAAGGTGGTGCTAGAAAAGATTCATTTTGTGCTCGTATGAGCGGAGTAGTTGAACACTCAAAAGGAGATGCGCCAAGAGCCAAGGCATCACTTAAGAGATGGCATTGCCCAGGATGGTAAAAAATGGCATATTCAGGAACCGTTGGCAATACAGTCATTACTGTACAGCAACTCATTGATCACGGCGCTCGTCGTGCGGGTAAGCTTGCAGAAGAATTAACGGATGAGCAGGTCCAATCTGCTAAAGAATCTTTGTTTTACATTTTATCCAACTTAATTAACCAAGGTATTCAGTATTGGGCGGTGGTTAAGTACGTAATGGGTTTAAACGCCAATCAGTATATATATACTTTGCCTAATGGTGCAAATGATATCCTAAACTGCTTGTACAGAACAATGGATCAACCATCGGGGAGCTATTCATCGAGCGCAGGGGGGGTTGTTGCAAATGTGTATGACGACAATATCAGCACATATTGTCAACAAACATCAGCAAACGGAAACATTTCTGTTTTCTACGGAACAAACCAAAGCACATACATAGGATCTATTGGCTTTATGCCTTATATTTCTGGTGGTGGTAGCCAAACTTGGAATTACACGTTCCAAAGTTCTGCTGATGGCACTACTTGGACTACTTTGTATACGGGGACCAGTGTTACTGTGACCGATTCTCAGTGGATTTGGCAAGATATTGATCCTGGTCAAAATGTTCCATATTACAGAATGGTAGCTTCTGGTGGCACAACGCTATCTTTGCGAGAGCTTTATTTTGGAAATAATGCAAGACTATTGCAAATGTCACGGTTAAATCGTGATGATTATTCAAATTTGCCCAACCAAAACTTTACAGCCAATCAGCCGTATCAGTACTGGTTTGACAGAACAATTCCTCAGCCAACCTTTTACTTGTGGCCTGTTCCAAGCACGAATTTTGTCCAAGCGACCATTTGGTATTCAAGACAGATCATGGATGTGGGTGCGTTAACGAACCAACTGGAGATTCCAGATCGTTGGTTGATGGCAATTCAATCTATGTTAGCTCACCAGATGTCAATTGAACTTCCTGGCGTGGATATACAAAGGATTGGATACCTTGAGGCTCAAGGTGAAAAGTATTTTCAAATGGCTGAACTCGAAGAACGCGATAAATCTCCAATTTACCTGGCCCCGAATATTTCAGTATATACGAGGTAATTATGGCTAAATGGCTTGACACAGAAGGTTATGCAAGTATAGCGATTGCCGTCTGTGATCGTTGTAAGATGAAACGTCCTTTATCTACTCTTAATCCTGACATTAACTTCCCAGGGTTACGGGTGTGTGAGGAAGGTTGCATGGATGAAAAAGATCCATATCGTTTGCCTGCGAGAAAAACAGAACGTATTAACTTAAGGTTCCCAAGACCTGATGAGTCATTGAATGTTCCCAACAATCAATTAATTACGGGTCCGTATAGCAATTCTATAATATCAACTGGTAAGAATACGTCTCCTCCTGGCTTGGTTAATGGTGATGAAGATGAAATTAGTATAGGTTCATAATGGCACAACTACAAATATCTCAATTACCAACCGCATCCACTTTAACTGGATCGGAATTAGTCCCTGTTGTACAAAATGGTGTGACGTCACAGACTACTGTGAGCAACATCATTACATCCCCGTCATTGACTCAGACATTTTTGACAATTGGATCACAACCTAGTTTGCCTAATGCTCGGTACATAGGTGCGGGGACTGGTTTAATTGGCACGGACAATGGGGCGGGTTTAAATTATGTTTTATCCATTACAGGCGCTCCTTTAGCTCTGTATAACAACAGTAATGGTATTCAGGTAAAGACAGGCGCAAACACAATGTCTGCAGTGCAGATAGCTGTTGGGTCTGGTTTGTCTGTCAGCAATTCTGATGGAACAACGGGAAACCCCACTATTTCCCTGAATGGATTTTTATCGACCATTAATAACGTATCTGGAACTGGGTTGTTGGCGGTTGCGGGTGGTTCTACGGCTACATCTGTGACAATTACGGGTGGAACGGGCATATCGGTTACCAATGGTAATGGATCTGGTGGTAATCCAACAATATCTATTTCTCCAACAACGGGCACGGGTAATGTTGTTTTTTCATCAAGCCCAACTATAAACAGCCCTACCTTGGTCACACCGGCACTGGGCACTCCTGCATCAGGAATAATGACCAATGTGACTGGGGTACCTCTCACAACTGGTATAACAGGCGTTTTAGCCGTTTCTAATGGAGGTACAGGGGTTACATCGTCTACGGGTACGGGTAGCGTTGTTTTAAGTGCAAGTCCAACATTTACTGGCACTCCTACTGCTCCTACGGCATCTACTGGAACAAACAACACGCAATTGGCGACCACAGCGTTTGTGGCCAATACGATTGCAACTGGAACTGGTTTAATTACATCGTTTAGCGGTGGGACAACTGGGTTACTGCCAAGTAGTGCGTCTACTGGTGCAATTACGCTCAGTGGCAAGCTTATTATTGCAAATGGTGGGACAAATGCTACGGCTACGCCGACAGCCGGTGCGGTTGCTTACGGAAACGGTACGGCATATGCGTTTACTGCGGTGGGTAGTTCAGGGCAAGTATTGGTTAGCCAAGGAGTTGGTGCGCCTGTTTGGGCATCTGTTTCTGGTACGGGAACGGTTACCTCGGTATCTGTGGTGTCTGCAAATGGTTTTACGGGTACTGTAGCAACCGCCACGTCAACCCCTGCTATAACGCTCTCTACAAGCATTACGGGTATTTTGAAAGGGAATGGCACAGCTATCAGCGCCGCAGTCTCTGGGACCGATTATGCGCCCGCTACGAGTGGCTCATCTATTCTTTATGGAAATGGATCTGGTGGATTTAGCAATGTAACGATTGCAGGTGGATTGACGTTCTCTGGTGGCACATTAACTGGCTTGAGCGGTACAGTTACTTCGGTGGCTCAGTCTTTTACTGGTGGACTAATTTCAGTTGCAGGGTCACCCATTACGTCAAGTGGAACTTTAGCGTTGACGGTTGCGGGGACAAGTGGTGGTATTCCTTACTTTAGTTCAACATCTGCTTGGGCTAGTTCTGCTTTACTTAGTGCTAATGCGTTAATGGTTGGGGGAGGCTCTGGAGCATCGCCTAGCACAATCACAACAGGTACTGGTGTTGTAACTGCTTTAGGAGTCAACACAGGGTCAACAGGTGCTTTTGTTGTTAATGGCGGTGCATTGGGTACGCCTAGTTCAGGAACAGTAACAAATTTAACGGGTACAGCTTCTATCAACATTAATGGTACGGTAGGGGCCACAACTCGTGCATCTGGAGACTTTACAACTTTAAGTGCCAATACGGTTACGAGTACGACTCCTGTATTGTCTTTTAATGCGGCAAATTCTATAGCAACCTTTGGTTCTACAACAGCCAGTTCATACAATCAATTGGTCATTCAAAATTTGAGTGGGACCGCGGGGGCGTCTACAAATTATGTGATTTCTAATGATTTAGGTACAGACTCTAGCTATTATGGTGAGTTTGGAATGAATTCATCTGTGTATAGTGCGTCAACTCCAGTAGATTTTTTTAGTATCAACAATGGTGTTTACTTTTCTGCTCATAATGGTGATATTAGTTATGGATCTGGCACAGCAAATAAAACATATTTAACTTATGCATCTGGTGTTTCATCGCACGTTATCAACAACTCTGGTGCTCTTGGTTTTAATACAAACTTGGGAACAACCCCTGCGTTATCAGGTACAACAGGATTTGGTACATCTGGACAACTTTTGGTAAGCGCAGGGTCGGCGTCTCCCCCTTCTTGGAATAGTTCAATATCCATTACAAATTTAACCACAAGTGGAACGGTTACATTTGGAGGTACAGGTGCAGTAACGCTTCCCGTTGGAACAACTGCTCAACAGCCTACTGCTGTACAGGGTATGTTGAGGTTTAATACAACGACAACTCAATTTGAAGGCTATAACGGTACTGCTTGGGCGTCTGTGGGGGGCGCCGCTATATCAAATGATACGGCTACTGCTACAGCGGTTTATCCTTTATTTGCTAATGCAACATCAGGAACGGCACTAACTGTATATACAAGTAACGCTAAATATTTATATACCCCCAGTACAGGTTTATTACAAGCACCCAATGTAGCCTCTACTAATGGTATAACAATTAATGGCACAACTGTTTCAAGTAATGTAACTTTAGCAACGGGCACAAACGGTTTCTCAGTGGGTCCAATCACAACAGCATCTGGAGTTAGCGTCACGGTGAACTCAAGCCAGAGATGGGTAATCATTTAAGGAAATAACATGGCAAGCACGATAAGCGCAGGAACCACAACAACGACAGCCCTCGTATATACAGCGGATACATCTGGCGTACTTCAGCTACAAACTAATGGTACGACTACTGCGGTAACAATAGATACAAGTCAAAACGTAGGGATAGGAGTTACTCCTAGTGCTATTGCATCGTACAAAGTTTTAGCCATTAATAATTCAACGGGCGGTTTGATTGATTTAATGGTAAATGGAACGTCAACAGGCTATTTATATACTGATAGTGGCGGATTAAAAGTTGAAGGTGTCGGTGCTACACCAATTTTATTTAAAACCAATGGCACAACCGCGCTTACCGTTGACACATCTCAAAACGTAGGTATAGGAGTTACTCCTAGTGCTTGGGGAACCTTAAAAGCAATTGAAATTGCAGGCGGTGGGTCTGTTAGTTCTTACAATCAAGCAACTCAATTAAATGCAAATTGTTATTACAACGGCTCTTCTTATGTAATAAAAAATAATGGTAGTGCGGCAGGATATTTTCAAATTTCGGCTAATCAATTTCAATGGTGGCAAACTTCTGTTACAAGTGGTAACTTTACAGCTACCCAAGCAATGACACTAGATAATAGTGGTAATTTGCTGGTTAATACTAATACAAATAACATTGGTGGAGCTACAGGTAAAACAGCTATTCTTGGAATCTCAACTGGATACGGTTTAGTAACAGCTATGCCATCAAATGGTGGACAATATTACTATCATGGTTTTGGTACTTCGGCTGGGGTTCAAACAGGATACATTGCCTCAACAAATGGAGTAACAACTAGCTATGTTTCATTGTCAGACTATAGATTAAAAGAAAATGTTGCACCAATGACGGGTGCATTGGCAACAATTGCGCAACTTAAACCAGTAACTTACAACTGGAAAGCTGATGGCTCTAAAGGTCAAGGATTTATTGCTCACGAATTACAAGCTGTTGCACCTGATTGCGTAACTGGCGAAAAAGACGCTGTAGATGCTGAAGGCAATCCAGTTTATCAAGGCATTGATACTTCATTCCTCGTTGCTACACTAACATCCGCAATCCAAGAACTCTCCGCAAA